ATACAAAAATGCTGATGCAATTCGAATACCAAAAATAATGAAGTGTGCACTAACATCCATATCCACAGACTATGGTGAGGCCACATTTACCACAACAGTAATCGATTCTGGTGGAAAGGTTTCCCCTACAAAAGTCAAATTGTCATTAGAGTTTAGTGAACTTGAACTCTTGACTAGAGAGAGAATAGTACGCAATGGAGCATAACCGTGGCATACTTTGACAACTTCCCTAACATAAACTACCCAATAGTAGTTGATGGTAAACCCGTCCGCATTAACTCTAAGAACATTGTTCTGAGGACAAAGTTTCTCGACTATGTCAAATCAGGACAGACCTCTTATCGTGATTACACCATAAAAGATGGTGAAAGACCTGAAACCTTGGCAAATCGTCTGTACGGAAGACCCGATCTTCATTGGGTTATACTGTTGTTCAATGACATACTGAATCCGCTTTTCGATTGGCCTTTATCGTCGGGTGATTTAGGTCGAATGATACGAAATAAGTACAAAGGTAAGGCAATATTCATCAATTCAAAGGTCGCAAAGTTCGGAAATCAGTTTGGAGTTTCGAAGCCAGCAAACGAAGAACTTTGGTATGAGATTGGACAAAAAGTCTATCAAACTAGGGGAAGTGCCGTGGCTCAAGGTACTGTAAAAGATTGGGATCCTAATTTGTACAAGATTGTATTAGACTCAGACACCATATCTGGTTCATTTTCTGTGACTCCTGGCATCACAGTAATTGGAAATGATGTCTTTGACTTAACTCACGATAGAACGGATGGGGTTAGCATCTACGCATCGGTTGGGAAAGTTGTTGAAGACAACATCTACGCTGTACACCACTTTGTTGATACAAACACAGGCAGGATTATAGATCATCATGCTAAAATTCTCACATCTGATAGCGGAGTGGTCGATTCCAGTATCTTAGACAGATATGCAGTCTATGGTAACGAAGTCATACCGCTGGCAGGCAGAAATATAGTTTCAGTGTCCAACTATCAGTATGAAACGGAGAAGAACGATGCACTTAGAAACATAAAGATTCTTCGTCCGGGACTTATCGATACTGTGATCAAAGATATGAGGAGTCTGCTGAGTGCGTAAATCAAGTGACAAGATCTATGCAGGAGGAGATGTCATCGTTGATGAGATCCGACTCATATCATATACAGGGTTTGAGGTTGATTTGAAGAAAATGGTTGGTGATTTCTCTATCACAGAGGATATGTTTTCAAACTGCCTGTCTGGTTCAATTATCATAACTGACTCAATGAACTTGGTCAAAAACATTCCGATCATAGGAGATGAGGAACTATACATCTCATTTTACACACCGGGTGTAGATGTACAACCAAGAAGAATACGGTTCAAGATATACAAAGTATCTTCATACATTCGTGGTCAGAGTACTACAAATATTCTTCTTCGACTTGAGTTCGTGTCTCCAATAATGGTGACTTCAAACAAAATGAAACTGAACAGGGTTTTGCGTAATCTTCCTGTCCATAGCATGGTCGATACTGTGTACTCTGAAATGAAGGCAAAAGATTCTAAACTGCCTGATATTTTAATCGATGAAACCTACGGATCAACAACGGCATTGCTTACAAATTGGTCACCGATTTACACAATAAATTGGCTTGCAAATAGAGCAGTTTCGCCGTCAAATAATCAGATTGCTGACTTTGTTTTCTATCAAGACCTTGACAGGTTCAATTTTGTACCTATTTCAAAACTGAAACAGTTGAGTCCGGTTTGCACATACAAAAATGCACCAGGTGGGTTTAGGTCAAAGAGCGGGGATCGCATGATTGAGTCCGAACTACGCAATATTATAGATTACTCTGTAAGCAATTTGGGCGACAAGGTCAGGGAAACATCACTGGGAATCTATGCGTCTAGTATGCTTGTCCATGAGGTAAACACAAAGTCATACTACACATACAACTATTCATATAGAGATGCATTCGGCAATTCTCCAAGCCTAAATCGAGGCAGAATGCTTCCATATGACAACACGACACAAGATTCATATGCATCTCACATGAAATACTATGATAAGTCATACTTTCAGTTTAGTAATCACGACGATGTATCTGGAATAGACAGATTTTTGAACAGACAATCACAGATGCATCAGATGAATTCAATGATGATGACTATCGATGTCTATGGAGATACAACTCTGAGGGTGGGAAATGTGGTTAGACTTGAGTTTTTCACACATGAATACAACAAGGACAGAGATGACTTCTTGGACGATTATTTAACAGCGAACTATATGATTACCTCGATAGTTCACAATGTCACTGATGGTTTGCATACTATGAAAGTAACCGTAAACAGAGATAGTTATGGTAGTGAGTTGCCCGATGCGAAAGAGAGGTACATACGATGAGACCAGATTACATAGGACTCAATGGGTTTGTTTGGTGGCATGGTGTAGTTGAGGATGTGAATGATCCTGAAAAAATGGGAAGGCTTCGTGTCAGAGTTTTGGGTTGGCACACTGACAACAAAACATCGATGGGAATTCCAACGGAGGACTTACCCTGGGCTACAGTTCTCATGCCAATCACAACATCTTCGATGACAGGGTTAGGTCGATCTCCGACCGGAATTATTCCTGGTTCTTGGGTGATAGGATTCTTCTTGGATGGAGAGGCGGCACAGCAACCGTTTGTATTAGGATCATATGGTGGCACTCAGAAACCCGATACTGATGGGGTTGATGTGCCGTACAATGATTTTGGTAAATCAATCAAAAAGAATCGGATCATGAATAGCGAGGCGGGGTTTAGAGATCCGAGAGGATTGTATCCGGTCGAGGGTAGAATGGGAGAACCCGACACAAATCGACTTGTGAGAAATGAGAATGTTGAATGGACTATAGTTAAGAAGAAAAAGGATGAGGTTTTAGATTGTGATACGGCTCTATATGGATATTGGCAGGAGCCATATACGCCATATGCAGCAAAATATCCAATGAATCATGTAACAGAATCCCAATCGGGGCACATCTTTGAAGTTGATGACACACCGGGTGCTGAAAGACTTCACACATATCACAGATCGGGAACATTCAATGAGGTACACCCTAATGGAAGTGAAGTCCATAAAGTTGTTGGTAATGAGTGGAACATAACTCTAAACGATAGGATGATTCTTGTCCGTGGTAACACAACATGGAACACAGGTAAGTTGATGAAAATTCGTGTGGGTAATGATCTAGGCAAAGATACTAATCCGCTTCAGTTGAGAATTGAGCCTAAATTCGGGCAGACTCTCGATTACGCCATCAATTATGACAGAAGATTGTTACATCCAGTTGATGGGTATCCTCCAATCTTAAGTTCATCCGCATTTTTCCACACCGACTCAACAGCATCATTGGATGCCGGTCCGGTGCCTGATGTGGTTGCGTATCTAGATGATGATGGATACGGAAACATCAGAATCTATAAGTTGATTGGCGGTAAAAAAGTTTACCTGAAAAGAAAAGCCGGTACCATCGACTATCAAACGGGTTTGCTGAAGATCAAATCATTCATGCCTCTTGGAATTCCCGATGGTGCCATTGAAATTATCATAACAGTAAAGCCAGACAGGGACATCGGCGGACACCTTGAGATTGAGGTCGAAGGAGATATGCGAGTCCTTGTAAAGGGAAACACAATCATGGAAACGCAAGGCAACTTCCTTCATAAAGTCAAGGGTAAATATACTACAGCCAGTGAAGGCAACATGTTGTTTGTGGCACCAAGAATAGACTTAAATCCACAAGGAGCATCCGCCGCAAAAATAAAGACTTACTTGACTGCCTTGAGAAGAACGATACGCAAGGTATTCAGTAGACGCAGGATCTAATATGCTTGGACCTAGACCATTCAAAAGAAAACTGCCCGAGATCAAAGATACGAAGCCCCCTTTGCTGACTGTCGATGATGTGGTCGTTCCCGAGCAAGAGAGTAAAAAGGTCAAATCAGCAGAGTTTTTAGGACTTGGAGAATCACCTACTATTGATTTACCATCGACATTAGATGAGTCGTTGGTGAACGAGCAACTCCTCGACAATCCATCACTAGTCATCGAAAACACCGTGACTATATTTCCAAATGTCGCATCTGTGGATGATGTTGCTTTCGGAATACCCACACCAAGCCAAGTTGACATTAACGCATTCGGCGGTGGATTTGGGACACAGACGCAAGAGCAGCCTCAACCATTTAACCGAGGACCACTAGACCGTGAAGAAAGTTCTCTTCTTATGCAGAACACTCTGTTGGCACCTCTTGTCGCCACAGGCAACATGGTATTTGAGGAACTTGGAACTAAACTGAAGTACTCTGTTGAGCAGTCGAGCAAATTAAGAGAGGTTCTGTCAACAGAATTCCCTCTATTGAATTTAGATACACAGGTAGTTGTCGATCCACCAACATTTCTCTCGCCCGATCCCCCATTTGTTTTGGATGGTGGGGAGTTCTAATCATGCCGATGGTACACAGCGGTCAGTACCCTATAGAGTATTACTATCCTGGATTGGGAACTGGTCCAAACTACAACACAACTGGATTTGGTCCAACAGCAGAGAACTGTAGATTCACATGGACAGATTCAGGCAGAACATTTGGCAGAAAACCAATCTACGAAAAGCAGTATGTCGGGAAATGTATAGACATTAGAGTCGAAGCAAACTACACCCGATGTCTAGATTCGGTTGTTAGTGGTACTTATGACCCCCCCTTTGCTGGTGCCGATGAGATTCCTATGCAATGTTGCCCAACTGCGAGTGGACCGATTAAGTATGCAATTATTGGTGGAGAATTTCCACCGAGTCTATTATTTGATATAGACACAGGAAGCATGACGGGACAGATAGACACCCTACAGGAGATAAATCCAAATCGGTTTGGATTCATTGAGAGAAAAGAGTTCACCGAAATCGATTACTTAGACGGGTCCATAGGCGGTGGAAAAGTTTTCTTTACTGTCAGGGCATTCGATTCGGGAAACACTTCTGACTACTCTGACCAAGAGTTTGTGTTTCATATCAGAACAAATTGGGCTTTACGGCGTGACAGGATGCTCCTAAATATGAACAATCAGTCCTATTTGGATAGTATGAAAGAACAGGGATTCTTTGTGGGACCGGGCTGTGACGAATACGAGGAAGATATCTTCTAAAGGAAAAGAATGCCACCAGTTCATAGATTAAGAGACAAATGCACAGGACACGGATGCTATCCACCTAGACCGAATCGGTCAGCATCCTCTAATGTGATTGTAAACAGTCGTGGATGGCATCGCAAAGGGGATTCGTGGAAATCCCATTGCTGTGGCGGTTGTCATAGCAGCGTGACTTGCAGAGGATCCTCTACTGTGTTTGTCAACAGTAGACAAGCAGTTCGTATTGGAGACCCAGTTTGCTGTGGTTCCGCTACCGCCACAGGTTCTCAGAATGTTTTCTGTGGAGGTTAATCGTGCCTGAATTCAATGAAAACGCAGCAGACTTAGACATCAATTTCGCTAGAAATCTATTCACAAACGATGTTACAACATTCAATGGCGAAGCCGCCATCCGCCGTGCCTTGAAGAATTTGATGCTTCTTAAGTCAAATGAAAAGCCATTTCATCCTGAAATTAATTCAGGTATAGCAGATCTTCTCTTTGAAAACACATCACCCATAATTGTACAAGAGATCAAGAGAAGGGTGGAGAAAGTCATAAAGTTGTATGAACCTAGAGTCAACAAAACCATTGTCAAAATGCAATACAACATCGACAGAAATCAGGTCAATATAACAGTTCTTTACACCATAAGAAACATCAAGAAAGTGTTTGACACAACATTGACATTGCAGAGGACAAGATAATGTCGGATACAAAAATCAACAACCTAGATTTTGATAGCATCAAGACTAGTCTAAAAGATTACCTGAGAGGTCAGGAGCAATTCAAAGACTATGACTATGAAGGATCTACGATGAACATCCTTCTAGATCTCCTTGCATACAACACCCACTATCAGGGGTTTTATGCAAACATGGTAGCAAATGAGGCATTTCTTGACTCTGCCGTAGTTAGAAACTCTGTAGTTTCTCTTGCGAAGCATTTGAACTATAGACCGAGATCAAAAAAAGCAGCCAAGGCTATTGTGAACATAGAGTTGATTCCGATCACAAGTGCTAGAGGTGGAGTTCCTGCGTCTGCTACGGTATCGGCTAACAAGGAGTTTCTTCCTCCAGGAAAAACATTTAGTGCTAGAGATGGACTTGGCAGAACGGTTAATTTTGTCAACTTAGAGAACTATAGGTTTTCAGTTGTTGGGGGGAGATTCATCATCAGTAATGCAACTTTGTATGAGGGAACATTGCAGACATCTTCATTTGTGGTCAATACCAAGGATGTAAATCAAAAGTTCATTATTGACGATACAGACATTGATATCGACAGTTTAGTTGTCAAGGTACAGAGATCGGTTAGAGATACGAGTGGAATAGAAGATGTTTGGTATAGGGCGTTAGATATCAATAAACTTGATGGTAATTCGTTAGCATTCTTTGTTCAAGAGTCAGAGGGCGGTAATTGGGAGGTCTATTTTGGAGATGGAATAGTTGGCCGATCAGTGGAAAATGGCAACTTGATTTCTATCATCTACTTGCGAACAAATGGAACACTAGGTAATGGAATAGGAAACACAGACTCAGAACAAAACAGAACATTCACAACAACAACCACACAAACATCTCAGTACATAGTTTCTGTTGTGCGTGATGAGAATGGCAAACCATCATCATCATTTGGTGGTGCTGATTCTGAGTCCATCAATTCGATCAAGTACTATGCTCCGAAAAACTATCAAGCACAAGATCGTGCGGTTACATCTACAGATTACCTCGCTTTACTTGCGAAGGAGTATTCATTGAGATCGGAGTCGTTCTTGGTGTGGGGAGGAGAGGAAAACGACCCTCCGCAGTATGGTAAGGTATTCATTTCGATCAAACCAAAGAACTCATCGAAATTGTCTATAACGGAGAAGCAATCGATATCAAAGAGTATTCTCAGCCCCCTCAATGTGCTTACGGTTACTCCGGAAGTCGTAGATCCAGATGTAACATACATCAATCCATCAATAACAATCTACTATGATCCAAGACAAACAACATCATCAGCAGATAGTTTATCTCAAGGCGTGAGAGAAAGAACTATCTTGTTCGGTGATAACAATCTGGATCAATTCGGAAAGAACTTCAGGCTGTCTAAATTCAATTCCTATGTTGATGGATTGGATCCTTCTTTCAATAGCAGTGATACTACTTTGCTTCTTGAGAAGAGAATTGAGCCGAGATTCGGGCAGGCTCTTCCTTACACCATCAAGTATGACAACAAATTGTTCCATCCAGTTGATGGGTATCCTCCAATCGTAAGTTCATCTGCGTTTTTCCATACAGACCTAACAGCAACAACATTGATCAAACCTACTGTGGTTGCGTATTTGGATGATGATGGATACGGAAACATCAGAATCTACAAGTTGATTGGTGGAGACAGAGTTTACCTGAAAAGAAAAGCCGGTACCATCAACTATGAAACAGGTTTGCTAGAGATCAAATCATTCATACCTCTTGGAATTCCCGATGGTACCATTGAAATCAACATATCAGTAAAGCCAGACAGGGGAGACATCTTTGTAAGAAGGAATCAGGTCTTGGTCATCAATAGTGACAAGATAGATATCACAATGGTGCAAGAGAGATCTATTATCGACAGAAAGGCAAGTGACACAGGATTCCCATTCCTGGCTTGATGAGAGATGTACGGAGACAAAACCAAAGAAATCTCTAATCTTGTAGCGGGAAGACTCCCCGAATTTGTTCGGGTAGATCACCCGACATTGGTAGCATTTCTTGAGGCGTATTATGAGTGGCTTCAGAGGACAGAGCGTGGTGGGCAGATTGTCAGCCCTATGGTTCTTCAAGATGTGATCGATGTTGACAGAAGTTTAAACGATTTCATCAGTCAGTTCAAAAAGGAATATCTGTTTGACTTCCCCGAGCAATTGGCTGTGTCGAAAGAGACTGGTGATCCTGTTGATGTAAGAAAACTGATCAAAAATATCAAGGCTTTCTACCGAGCAAAAGGCACCGAGAAATCATATGAGTTTCTATTCAGAATTCTCTATGACACAGGCGTTGAATTTTACTATCCAAAACGAGACATTCTCCGTGTATCAGATGGAAAATGGTTACAGAAAACCTCAATAAAGGTGACAAATGCGCTTGGGGATCGGATATTTGAGTCTGTGGGTAGAATTGTTTATCAGACAAATGAGCGTGGGCAGATCATATCTTCAGGCAAAGTTCTTGATATTTCAATTTACCGTGAAGGGCAGAATGATATTGCCGAACTCACAATCCTTGGACGAAATGGTACATTTACTCCTGGAAGTAAAGGTATCGACTTCAAGACAGCAGACGGAAAAATACTTCATGAACTTAGGGTTTATGATGTTGTCGCATCTGTGAGTATCTCAAGTGGTGGTTCTGGGTATATCGTAGGAGACAGAATATACTTCACATCAGCAACTGGTGATAGCGGAGAGGGCGCACTTGCATCTGTTTCCTTAGTGAATAGTGCAGGATCGATTCGAAGAATAAAGATGGATAACTTCGGTGTCAATTACCTAGTTGCGCCAACTATCACAATAAACTCTCTTAGTGGAACTGGATTTGTAGGAGTTGCAAATACATCTGCTGTTTGTGAACACGAAGGTTACTACATCAATACCGATGGTAGACTCAGCACAAACAAAGTTCTTCAGGACAATCACTACTATCAAGACTACTCATATGTTCTCAAGGCAGAGATAGTGATTGATGAGTATCGAGAAGCCGTGAGGAGACTTGTTCACCCCGCTGGTATGGCAATGTTTGGGCAAGTTCTTATCAAGCGATGCGCCCGTGAGGATTTGGACAATTCGTCTGCTCTCATCAGATTTGAAGTTCCAATCATTGGACACTACGCACCGTACACATTCAACACATTTGACAACTTGCCTGACTGGTTCTCTATTCCAGGCACAGGAGCGTCATCGGGATACAATGTTCATGTTGGTTACAATCCCACTAAACACGACTCTCTAATACAGGCAGTGGGTATAACGCCTGTTCCTCGCCAACGGGGTAATCCTATAGCCAATGTAATACCCTTTGTGGAGGCTACAGGACCATCTTTCACACCACTCGGACTTACGGGCTACAAGTATGCAGATCCATTCTGGATCATCTATGAGCATCCAAACAGAAAGATCAGCGACATAGTTGTCGCACAGGTATGGAAGAGTCAGATTGCTGATTTTATGCAATGGCCTGAGTGGACATCTTCAACAGGTGGAGGCCCACCCGCAGGATGGGACTCAGATTTCTATGGCGCATCTGGCACTTCCGCAGTTGAAAAGAAGTATGCCCTTTTGAAGTATGATAGTCAGTCTGCATTTAGAAAGATTACTGCGAGATCATTCTTCAATATGCCAATAGGAAATGAGTTCGATTGTAGAACCGAAGACAGAGTCCGCTATGCTAGACCGATTGTTTCAACGATATACCCACTAAATGCAATGGTGATTTCAACTTTTGGTAGATGTGAATTTGATGCGAGAATACTGATCACCAACTATGAGAATTTGCCAAGGTTCGGTGTCACGGCGGCAAGTAAAATTAGGTTCACTCTTTCAGGTACAAGGAGTGAAACAAAAGTCATAAACATCAACGCTAGAAACTGTCTGTTTCAGAATCTAACTGATGGACCTTATTCTCTGAAGGTAGAAGTGACGGACAGTAATGGTAAACCAATACAAGGAATTTCAGATACCGTAGTATTTGAGTTTTACTGCGCCCGTCCCGAAATCGTCGGTGATGGAAGTGGTTCTACGGATTCGGAAATCGACAGAATTGTTTCTAGTATATCGGGGCAAGCACAAGACCCAATTGGGTTTGTTTGAAAGGATGACCCAATGGTCGAAATAAACACCGCATACATCAGAAATCAGATAGCAAAACTTGCCTTTCAAGATCCAAGAGGAGATGGGTTTGAACAAGTTTTTCCTGGCATACCTGTTGGTCCAGGCGTAAATCAAGATTGTTGCGGTGTGGAAGGGGGCAACAGTCCAATGGAAATGCCGTGTGCTGGCATGTTCATTTATATTTGGACAAATCTTGTTCCTGATTGCCTTCGGCAGCAAAGAAAAGATGATGAGGCATTTCAGCCTGAGAATCTCAATTTGTCTCCGAAAGACCTTGTTAGTTATAACGATGCGAATGGCGATTTCCCCACAACTATTCCCCCATATCTTAATTTTGGGGATTGTGAGGTAGATATTTGGAAGGTTATACCATACAGCGATAAAGACTTCAACTGGCCTAGAACTCCTGACGGGGTTCCATACGGTCCAGAATTGCCTGGCAACAGAGAAAACAGAAAAATCAAACTCAGAGAGATAATGGAGTGTTTTCGTAGATTTTACACAGCAGTAGTGGAACACAATGCAGAGCAGAATGGATCTTTAAACTGGGACACAAATAATCCATGTTGTTCGGTTCAAAATTTCAAAAAGATGATGATGATAATGAGACTTTTTTCGTGCCTCAGTTTCATAACAACAGGGAATATACCCTCCGCTGTAGGTGGTGACCCACTTCTTTCAGATAAATTAAGATTGAAGATGCTCAAATGTATCAACTGTATTGATAAGAAGTGTTTTTCGACAGCATGACCAATAAACATAACATAGTCAAATGATCAATGTTTCAGCCCAAAATTGTCCTCTAAATAGGTAAAGTATGCCAAGTTGCGATCCATTTCGTCAGAACCACAGACGCTTCATAGCCGACACGATACTGGATGAGTACAGTGATCTTTCGGATGAAAACTTCTTCCTTTGCATTGGAAAGATTACTCCTTGGGGGATCACAGGAGGAGACTTCCCCCCGTCCTCTGTAGACTCAGTCCAAGACGAAACAGACTTTTGGCGAGGTCTCATAGCGGCAAAGCGAATCAATAGAACAGATTTGTCTATGGTCGCTCGGAGAGTTGATTGGGAACCGGGATCCGTTTATCAACCCTATCGAAATAATATTGATCTCTTTGACGATGTAAATCCAGCAAATTTTTATGCACTAGTTGATGAAGAAAGGGTGTATGTTTGTATAGACAACAACTTGGGTGCAGCATCGACTGTTCCTCCGACACACACAGATTATATTGTTAGGAAATTGAGTGATGGATATAGGTGGAAGTTCCTGTATCAGATACCTGAAAGTAAGAGAAAATTTCTAACAAAAACCCGTGTTGGGGCGGTCGGATACATGCCAGTTGAGTTTGTTGAGTCTCTTCGTCCAAACGATGATAGATTCCTCCAATGGCAAGTTCAAAACGCAGCGGTCGATGGCAAAATAGAATTTGCATACATGGACGAAGCGGCGAAGGCTTACTGGGTAAGTACTGCGTCCTGCATACTTCCATCCAGTGCAAATTTGGTGACGCAGAATGCGATTGCTGGTGCTACAACAGTCAATATCGCATCGCCTGAGTTGACCCCGAATTCAGATCTATATGAAGAGATGGTGATTTCATTTGACGGGGGTCCAGGACAAGGACAGAGGCGAATCATCAAAGACTATCAGTGGTTGGGAACAACAGCAAGATTGCAAATTGATCCTTTAGTTCTTGGATTATCTGGTACATCAGATCCATTAAAACAGTCCTTTTTTAGCATTCAACCTAGAATCACCGTAAAGGGTGATGGAACTTCCTATCAGAACAGCAACAATCCAGATATAAGAACTGCCGATTTTCAGGTGAAATTTGGAGAGACTGCGGATGCAGACATCGAGTGCAGTATTGTTGCACCAAGATATGTTAAGAGTATCGAAATCGTTGATGGTGGCAAAAACTACACATTTGCTGAGTTAAACATTCCGAAAGGTTTGACCACAATAGTGGCTAACACCCCATTTGAGTACTTGGATTTGAAAGCGGTTCTACATGCAGTCATTCCTCCACCTGGCGGACATGGTGCAAATCCTCTTCGTGAGTTAGGTGCAGCATCATACATGATTGTAAAGAACTATGAAAGAGATGAAGATGGTAAGGTAGATACAGACAACGACTTCCGTCAGTTTGGCATTTTACGCAATCCACTTTTGACTGAGAAACAAGTCCGAATCAAGTTCTTTCAGCCAGGACTGAGCGGCACATTTACCCTCGGTGCAACTGCAACTCAAATGACAGGTGCTTATGGTGCACCATATGGTAAAGTGGTTGAGTGGTGTGCAGGATACTCTGGTGTCACTGCAACAAGTGAATTGGTTCTAACAAATGTTCGTGGTGGAACATTTGCTGCGGGTGCGACAATGTCTGGACTAACAATTTTCGATGTTGTACAAAAAACTGTTGCAGGATCAGAGGGAAGACATCTACTCAAATTGACACTAACTCCTGAAAATGCTGAGTTTGCGTCGGTTGGCGGTGACTATCGTCGTAAATACTTTGCACATGGAGTTGGAGACAGGAAAGTTAACATCCCACAATCTAGATCCTCAGGTGAGATTTGCAGTTGGCTTGCTTCTGGTGGAACACTACTGTCTGGAACCCTAAAACTAGAAAATCCGAAGGGCAAGTTCTATATTGGCGAGACTGTATTGCAGACTGAACCGTATTTCTCTGGATCAAATGGGTCCACGGGTCAGGGCAAAATTTATGCAATCGATACGGAAATTTGCTGTGTGCCTACAACATACGATCTCACCTCATCTTTAACAATTTACGGCGAAGGATTCGAAGATGATACCTTCTTCAAAGATGCATTTGTGTCATTTGTTACGGGATCCACCGAGGGAAATGGATATGTTGTTGATTGGACACCCGCAACAGGAGGAACAAGTGGCACTTTGCGCCTTGGCGGTGTTCAGGGGAACATAATCAAAGGTCAATTAGTAGACTATACAGCATTCGGGGCATCTGGAACAACAGTAACGGTGAATGGATCTATTCTTTCAGTTGATCACCTTGGTGAACTTAAGTATAGATCCGGCGAAGTCCTATACATACAGAATATAAAGCCCATTCAGAGAGAGATAGAGCAGAGGGAAGAGATCAAACTCGTCATCGACTTCTAAAGTTAAGGTAAAAAATGCCATCATACATTTCAGAACTGTTCAATACCGATCCTTATTACGATGACTTCAGCGAAAGCAAGAAGTTCCTCCGTGTCATGTTCAGACCGGGATTTGGTGTTCAGGGTCGTGAACTGACTCAGATACAGACGATTCTACAGAACCAAATTGAGCGGTTTGGAAACCATGTCTTTGAAGAAGGAAGCATGGTTCTCGATGGCAAGATTACTGTCAACAGTCTGAGATTTGCCCGTGTGACCGGATTATCAGGAACAAATGATGTCGCTGACTTACTAGGAACAATCGTTTCCGCCGGTGGTAAAGCAAAAGCAAAAATCGTTCATACAGAAGATGGATATACAGCCTCATCGATTGACAACATCCCAATCGTCTTCTTTGAATATCTAGAGGGTGGAACTGCATTCGCATGGGGCGATTACATTGGTGGTACTGCTGGTAACGGAACATACATCACAGCAAGTATCACGGGAGCCACATCAGGTGTTGTTCCGCCCACAGGAAATGCTCTTGTGGTGTCTGTTGATCGTGGCGTTCGCTTCACCGAGGGATTCTTTGTTCTGAATGATTCACAGTTTTTAGGTGCATACTCTTTATCTGGTGCCGCAGGCACACAGGTACGCATGTATGAGAGACCCACTACAAGAATGGGTTTCAATGTAGTTAAGGGGTTTGTTCAGGCTGAAGACGATACGAGTCTTAACGATCCTGCATTTGGTTCTTACAACTATAACGCTCCCGGCGCAGATAGATTTAAGATTGATCTCAACATCACTCAATATGGATTTACTGCGGCAAACACTAGTGCAACAGATAACTTCTCCCGAAAAGACTTCATTGAGTTCCTCCGTCTTGTTGACGGAAGCCCAATCAAAATTGAGAAGTATCCGGACTATGCAGTACTTGAGGATACCCTCGCTCGTCGCACCTACGATGAATCAGGAAACTACACAGTTCGTCCATTCGAATTGAATATGGTTGATGGTCCTGGAATTAGTAATGATGGCGCAACCGCAAACTTGTTTGCCGATCTTGAGCCTGGTAAGGCATACATCTTTGGTTATGAATTTGAAACCCAAGGTGTGACTCGTCTTCCAATTGACACCGCAAGAGATGCGGAACATGTTAGAATAATATCAGAGAAGTACTTTAACAGGACTCTTGGTCCATATTGCAGAGTACAGTTCACAAACATAGCAAACTCTCTTACTGGAATTGCATTTGATGATGAGCAACTTGTCTATCTTGGTAGGGGTGCGTCGGGTGCAGCAAGAAATCAGATTGGAACAGCAAGACTTCGTTGGATAGAGCCGTATGATGTTGCAAGCGGCGTGTATAACTTGCATCTCTTCAATGTTGAGATGGCAGGAACAGCATCATTTGACGATGTCACTAGAATCCACCATGCATCATCAGGCACAGTGCATGCATTTTCAATTACTGGAAGCGATGGGCTAATCAATTTACAGAATAGCAATTTGCTATTTGAATATCCGACTGGAACTAGAGGAAAGACAGTTACAGATGCAAATTATTCGATAGCAGGATTCTTTGAAGTTACTCTCGGCGCAGGAAATTTCCCATCTGTTGGTTCTAACGGTTCAAGGGGCATTGTTAACATTACTGACTACACCGCAAGTGCTACAGATGTTGCATTCTCAGTCCCGCAAGATTATACAGTTATTCCTGATGAAGATGTTATGGCTTTCACTCGTAGTGGTTTACCCGTGGGCGGAACTGCTTACAGAAAGAACGACCAAGAACTCGATTTGACTTTGACTGGACCTGGAGTTGTTTCTGGTGAGAAGATTTATGTTGTCACATCGATTGATGTTCGTGCTATCGATTATCCCGATCTGCGCCGCAACAAATCTGTTGTTACTGAAAACATCGGGGCCACAGCAGCCGGTGGATTTACAGGAATCTTTGCGGGATTGACAACTGATCAATACAACAATAGTGTTCTGTATCTTGCAGGCAAAGTTGATGTCTTTGATGTTGTGTCTATTACGGGTGTCAAAGATTCTGAAACTCAATTGAAGACATATTTCTCCTTCGATAGTGGTCAGAGAGATAACTTGTATGATTGGTCAAGACTCACTCTACTTGCTGGTGTCACGGGAGTGACAGGACCATTCAAAGCAACAATTAAGAGATACGAGAGAGCAGGAAACCGTGGACCATTCACAGTTGACTCTTACCCATCTCCATATTCAGACATTCCGAAGTACTCAAGTCGAACAACCGGCAAGATATACGACCTTGCAGATGTAATTGACTTTAGACCTGATCGTGGTCCTAGTGGGGATGTGGTTGGTTATCCTTGGTTCCCTGTAAATACAGCAGCGAATGATCAATTATTCTGGTATCAACATTATCTACCAAGAACTGATAAGATAGTTCTGAATAGAGACAGAACATTCTCAGTTGTGAAGGGAATTCCAAGTCTGGATGCACAGTCTCCACCGGATGACCCGAACTCAATGACATTGTATTCGGTGACAGTCAATCCTTACACATTCGACAAGAAAGATGTTTCAGTTCGTTTTGTCGAGAACAAGCGATATACGATGCGGGATATCGGTGAACTTGAGAAGAGAATCGAAGCGGTAGAGTACTACACTACCCTGACTCTTCTTGAACAAGAAGCCAAATCGATATCAATTGTCGATGTAAACAACATTGAAGTTCCGAAGAAGGGCATTCTAGTTGATCAGTTCAAGGGACATAATATTGGAGATGTTACAAATTCAATGTACGCTGCATCTGTGGACTTTGAGCGTAATGAGTTGCGTCCTCCCTTCGTATCTCGGGTTTTTGCCCTCACAGGACCAACTGAAATCTCCGGCCTGACTACATCAGGTGACGGAATCGTGACATTGAACTACACTACGCAAGCAGAAATCGTTCAGCCACTTGCCACAAACACTTATACCATAAACCCATCTAGTGTATTCAATTATCTTGGCACATTAATGCTGTCTCCTTCTTGCGATTTCTGGTTTGACACGGGGCTTACTCCGTCAGTCAAAGTGAATGTCGATGGAGAAAATGATGCATGGCAATCAGGTGATGGATTCGGAACTCAATGGAATGATTGGGAATCGATTTGGTATGGCCGTGAAGTTGCAAGTGAAGCAAACACGAAGCCAAACATTGTTGACACCAAGAATTCGGTTGTTGCTGGAACTAAGGGTCTCAGCCTTGGAAACACATTCAAGTCGGGTGTTCCTGAAGGCATCAAGAGAAAGTCAGTCTCAAAAATCATTCGCAAGGATGTGGTTCCTTACATGAGAGACAATACCATAACCATGAATGCTTATGGTCTTAAACCAAACACAAAGTTCTATGTGTTCGTTGATGATATTGATATCACAGCATATTGCACTGGCGGATCTCAATTTACTAGTGAAAAGGGAGAGATTAGTAACCTTAAGTACATCATGAGTCAAGATACTGAGAATGAATTCTTGACTGGTCGCCGTGTTGTTAGAATCACAGATAGCAGCACAAATACAGTTTCAGAAACTACGATGGCAGCAGACGCTATATTCAACTCTGCGGGTGGCGTAGATACACTTCCCGAAGATGAAATACTCGCAACTCGCCCCGCTACCGTCCGTCGCAGATCGACTAAATCTAATAAGATTCAATCTAATCTAACAGAACTGCTGTCCACCGATTTCTTCGGATTCACGGAACCGATGAGTCAGACATTCTATGTGGACCCCGTCAAGTATCCAGATGGTGTGTATGCCAAAACAGTTGGAGTCGCATTCGCAGGCAAAGACAGTGATTCAAATGTTCCGATTACCTTGGTAATTAAACCAACTCAGAATGGATATCCTCACCCATCAAAGATCATGCCATTTGGTCAGAAGACTCTGTATTCTTCAGGTATTACAACAACCGAGGATGGATCAACAGAAACGACATTTGATTTCTCAAGTCCAATTTACCTCTTACCTGGCAGAGAGTATGCAATTTCACTCGTAACAAACAGCAGCGATTTCATCGTATTCGGTGCTACAGTCGGAAACAATCTGATTCGTTTGAGTGAAGATAATCCAATTCAGAAGGCAACGAAGCAGCCTGCAATACGCAGTATGTTCCTGCCGCAAAATACAGGCAACCTAACGAAGAAAGATACTGACTCATTGAAGTTCTCTGTTTACATCTGTAAGTTCTCTCCACAGTCAGGTTATGTGAAGTATGAAAATCATCATGAGTCATATGGTTCGAATACTCAGTTTGATATGATGAGACTGAATATGAACTATATCACACCCTCAAATACATCATCGTCTTTCAGTGAAAGAGGGCTTCTTGGTGATGTTGGAGGGTCGTTCATTGCGGCACAGCCAAATAAGAATCTTGATCGTCCGACAACAAGAACTACAAGAAGCATGGGAACCGCAAAGTTCTCCGAAGTTCGTGCTAATTTGATAGGAAATACTTATGCATCTCCTGCCTTAGATATTGAATCATCTCACTATCTTGTCGTAGAGAATAAGGTAAACAATAACTTTGTTGTTGCAACTAACCGTGAGTTGTTCCCAACGAATCTTGGTGCGACGGCCCCAAGTGCGGCTCGGTACATCACGAAGCAAGTTACACTTGAGCCTGGATTTGAAGCAACAAATGTTCATGTGCAAATGTCTCTATGCAACCCTTATGATTCAAGTATTCAGGTTTTTGTTAGACCTCTTCCAGTTGGTGAGGGCGACTTCAGCAGCATAGGTTACACTCAACTGACCACCACAGATTATGCGTATTCACAGAATGCAGATGAGTTCCGTGAGGTTCTGTATACGAGTGATGGGCTAAACCTTGCCAAGTTCAGAGCGTTTGCGATAAAGATAGTAATGTACTCATCTTGCACATCCACTCTACCAAGTGATCCTCGTTCTCTGCCTAGAATCAAGAATCTCAGACTGGTGGCGACATGAGAGTCCCTGTGAAAAACAACAAGATGGTTAGAGACACTAAAACAAATGCCATCTTGTCCGTTGATACGGATGCTATAAAGGCATACGAGGATAGAATTAGAAAGATTCAAGCAGAAAAGGATAGACTAAATAGGCTAGAACTAGAGGTATCGGAACTCCGTGCCATCATAGAAGAACTGAGGAAGAAGCCATAATGTCCTGCTCCTGCACCGGTAATTGCGACCTGATTAACATCTCAAATCTTGTCCTGTCGGACACATTTCACACATGGTACGACAGAACAAATGAGATCATCGACGCTATCAACCCACTCCAAATTTATGATGTAAATGTCGGGCAGACTGATGGTGGTCTTACTCTCAACTCAACCTGTGTGAATGGTGATACCAATGGGGTTATAACCCTGAAGGTTTTGCCTGGACCGGGTATTGGTGTTGGTACTACACTAACACCAAATTACTATCTAAACCACACGATGATCGATGTGTCAAACATGTTGATACTCGGTGTAACTGGATTTTCTGATGCTATTGTTGCAAACCGTTCTGCAACTGCATTTCCAAGTATAAACGATTGGTTCATAGTAAGTGATACTTTGGATAACAGACTTGGGTCTGGCGCAGGAACACCAAAGAGAATCAGCGCACAACACATTTTACCTTCTACTGTTTATCTTCCTAATGGATTTCAGTTCAATGGAAATGTCAGTATCAATGGGAATCTCAGTGTTCAGGGGACTGCATCGAACATAGACTCTAATGATCTGCGAATCGAAGACAAGGTTATCGAAATTGCATATCATCGTTTAGTGACGATTGATGTTACTGGTCCAACATATGGAGGATTCCCCGCACAGGGGGCAACATTCCACTACTACGATCCTGGTGTTACGAATGTAAACGATTACACCACAGTTGGAGAAATCAGTCAAGTCGATTTTTATCCAACTTACACAACACTTAAGTTGCACAATTTCACATTTGGTGGTGTTAATGATATCGTTGCCGGAGGTAGTATCAGTATTACGGGAACTGTTCTAGATTTCTCGATGATCGCTGGACCAACCACCGCCGAAAATTTCTATGGTGATGTTGAGTTAGACGAGGCAGGAATTAGAGTCCGTGGATCAGATAGTGACAAACATTTTATATGGGTTTATGAGCAAGGCCCATATGAAGAGGTTGTCAATACATTCATGGCCGATACGAATCTTGGTGTAAGTGGAACAGACAACCACATTTACTCCTCAAGATTCAAATCGTTCGGATACTACGATCCGGATGTGATGGCATACAAGGATGACTATAACAACAAGTTCCATTTCATCGGCCATGAAGGTGCAGATACATCAATTCGGTTGGGTGGTCTAGGTACTGCGGGTTCCCCCGATTCTACTTACGGTTTCTGGGCAATCACAAGATACAACTACGGCTCAACCGGATCGCAGCAGCCCCTTGTGTTCTCTTTCAAGCAGAGTTCAAATCACGGAGAAACAGACAAGTTCACTATTTGGTCTGGTGCATCGGGTCCATCATATCCGTATATCACAGGCCCAACTGGACATGGTGACAATTTAACAACGAACTTTGCTCAGAGACTAAATGTCGATCTATTGGATGGTGCTCATGGCACAACAATGCCAACTCCTTTCAGTATTCCAGTTGCCCGTGCGAGTGGGACAATAGATCCAGGTTGGATTGACTTTGACAATTCATCAATCGGAAAGTGTTATTCTGTAACTGCTCACAGTTTTGTGATTGGTGATGTGGTCAGACTTGATCCTGACAATCTTACGATAACAGGTGCAATAGCAACAAGTCCCGAAAATGCCGAAGTGCTTGGAATCGTCAGTAGAGTTGTAGATGCGAACAACTTCTGTATCACAACCAAAGGTTACATATCAGGACTTACAGGCACAGCATCTTCAAGAATTGCATCGATTCTGCCTCTGTCATCCGGAAACGCATACTTCCTAGTG